AACGAAGCAAAATTTGTATTTGCCATGATAATGTCTCCATTAATTAAAATTAACCAGTCGACTTATTGGAGCGACTATTTGTCCGTATACCCTGTGTCGTTGGGGTTACGTTATCGTTTTGATGCGGGTTGCGAACCCGGCCAATTTTACGCCTTGCGCCGGCGAGTAACGATTTTTTATAGGATCGATCCTAGTAAGATATCGCTCTTACGTGCGAACTTATTTGTTTTATAACACACTTTATCCGAAATCTCCACGCATTCTTTTTAAAGTTTCATCCGGTAACGCAGCAAATTCCTCGCTAGATAAGGCATTAACATCAACTTTTTTATCAGTTTTATTTTTACCTTTCATAGCTGGTGGTTGTTTTTCTGCAGCCTCTATCTTTTTATTGGTGTTTGCAATTTTTTTCTTTTGGGCTATGTCTTTTTGTACAGGATCAACCTTTGGAGCTTCTTGCACGGCTGGTTTTTCCATAAGCAAGTCTACAGCTTTTTGTAAAGCATCTGCGCCCAAATATCCCTGTGTCATATAAGCATCTCTAAGTTCTAAAACTTCATTAGTTTTGTCTTGGTCAAAGCTTGGATCTGCTTGATTTAACATCGGATACATAGTTTCTAACTGTGTAGCTTTGGTTTGTAAGTCAACCATTTCTTGATTTTGAGTAACGGTTTGCCCCATCTTAGCCTGTACCTCAAACATCATTTGTTGTTTTTCGGCATCTCTTATTTCTTTTCTAAGTTGGGTAGCTTTTTCTGTTTCACCTTCCATAACCAAAGTTTGATACTCTACTTCTTTAGCATCAAAATCAAACTCTGGTGCTTCTGTTACATCTTCTATTTTAGGAGCTAGTGCCTCATCTAATTTTTTTTGAAGGGCTTTTTGTTTAGCTAAAACTTCATCAAATCTAGATTTAGGAATCATCGGTTCTTTTTGAGCAAGTCCTCCCTCATCTGGTCCCTCAGATTGTTGTGTATCTCCCTCATCGTCTGCCAATACTGTTTCTTCTCCTGTGTCTTCTGCGACTTCAGTTTCAGGTTCAGGTTCTTCCTCTTCTGTTTCCTCTTCAGGCTCTTCAGATGATTCTTCTTCAACCTCGACTTCATTGGTTTCCTCCTCTTGAGTTTCTTCGGTTTCTTCGGCTTCTTCTTCCTCTTCTTCATCTTTGACTGGGTCATCAAAGTTTAGATCCACCTCAAATGGTTTTACTTCTTCTTCGGTCTTTGGATCTGATCCAGGCATCGTGTTTAACACGACATCTTCGTTAGTTTCAGTTTCTGGGTTCTTAGCCATTATTGAGTACCTCCTGTAGTGTCTAAGTTTTTAAGAGCTTCGACGGCCATCTTGGACGCCGCTGCTGTGTCACTTTGTTCTTTACGCATATCGTTTGTTAATGCTGACAACCTTTCACGTAAATCAAGTTCTTCTCGTTTAGTTTGCAGTTTACTCTGTAACTCTACAATCTTCAACTGTGGTTCGTTTTCTATTTGGTCTACTTTAGCAACATTTACAGCTGCTTGTGTTTGCAAGTTAGCAACCTCTGCCTCTAGCTTAGCAATCTCAAGCTGCGTGCTTCTAATTTGTGATTCCATTTGGAATTGTTGTAGTTGTATTTGTTCGGGTGTTGGAGGAGCATTGCCTTGCATTCTTCTTATTCTGTCAGCAACATCTGCTTTACGTGATAAGTGTGAGTACTCTACTATCATGTCATCTGGTATTGGGACTCCAACTTGACGTAAAGATATAGCTTCAGCAAACTGCATTTCATCAAAGTTATCTCTAGCAGGCGCATTTGATACTATTACATCATACTCTCCGAGCTGTAAATCATTAATAATTTGCCCTTCTGGAGTCATTTGATTTACTCTTAACTGTGTTCTTGGTTTATACGGATCAGATTCATCAGTTATTTGTATAACACGTTCTTCTGTATAGTACCCTTGTATTAAATCAAGTATAGATTCTGCTAAATACTGTCTAGATTTAGCTAAATTAGTAAGAGGTACCTGTAAAAGCATAGATCCTCTGTTTTGTTTAGCTTGAATAGCCACACCCGATACTTCTGCGCTGTCTTGGCCTAGCATAGCGTCAGTAATACCACTTATTTGTTTAATATTTGCCGCGGCTTTTTGACCTAATCTGTCTAAACCTGTAGGTATTTGGTTAGGTGGTATCTTTGCCGGAGGCGTAGAACCACGGTTAAACTCTAGTACTAGCCCAGTCTCTGCTCCATGTTCTTCTAAATCATCTGCAGTCATACCCGAAAGAGAACCATTTTCTACAATCCAACCGCTATTTGCAGTCGTATTTACTATATGTAGTTCTTGGGAAGTAATCTTATTAAGTTGTTCTTGTGGGGATAATAAGTTTCGTACCATACCAAATGGCTTACCTCGTCTAAAATACGGAAAGTAAGGCACGATCGTAAAATGTTTGTAAGGAGACCAGTCATCAAATAGTACAACTGTGTCAGCTGTTACGGTCCAACGTACTTTTCTAACTGTTTTAGTTAAAATATCTAACCCGTATTGATCAGCAAAAGTTTCTCTTTTCTTTTTAGTCCAGTTTTGTGGCACCTCTCGCATGTCACCCGTTACTGGGTCTAAATAATACATGCATTCTTTTAATCTATAATATTGTCTTTCTATAACTCTTATTGCCCTAAGCATACGTGCATTTTCAGGATCTCCAGGATACTGTTGTCCGTAATTGTATTCGTCAGTGTCTCCATACCTTTCTTCTTCAAACTCCATAGAGTCTGCGCCCAAAGTTGTACCTGTGTCTGCTAGCATCCTTAACTTATCCGCTTTGTCTTGGCCATAGGTTTCTTCTATCTCATCTATGCTCATCCACTTAGTTTCAAAGATTTCATTCCAAGTTCTTGGGTCGTAGTGTTTTGCGTCTGGGTCTATAAGAATATCTAATGGATCTTTTGCTTCGATCCTAACTTCGCCTTGTATGTGATCAGAAAAATCTATTCGCACATCAAAGTAACCTCTATCTTGAATCAGTCCATCAGAAAACACTTGGTTCTCTACCCACTCTAACTTATTGTTGTCTGCTACCTGTTGGTAAACTTTTGTTAGAACATCGGCAACATCTTGATTGCCTCCGCCCCTAGGTTTAAATGTAATATCTGCTTTCTTTGTGCTTTGTTCCCCAAGCACAGCATTTATTGTAGGTAAAATGGTATTTATAGTAAGAGCAGGTCTGCCTTGATCATCAAGTTCTTGCATATCGAACTCATCCCACTGGTCACCGCGGTAATACATATCGCATTTTTTTGCCATTTGTATGTATTCGTCGTGGCCATTGTCTCTAGCACGTATGTAGGAATCAAATTGACTTTTTGCTAGAGTAAGCTCTTCGCCTTTATCTAACTTCTTTTTAGTTTTATTTCTGTATGCCATACTACGCGCTCATTGCGGACTTTTTCTTCGGTCCTTTTGCTATATATCTTAACCTATCGCGCCACGAAGGTACATGCTCTGGCGCTTCATAAAAAGTTGCGTACTCAGTCATCATCAAACCAACCCAAGCCAAGGCATCAACTTGGTCGTCGTGCACGCCGTTAGGGAAACGTAAAAGCTCAGCCACGAGCGGGCCTGTCCAAACTGCACTCTCTGGAAAAAAGACTCTGCCCTGTTGCATTCTACCTTGGATAGCCCTAGCTCTTGCTTCTTTGTCACGTCTACCTACTTTTAAATCTTTAAAATATGCAGAATGTAAATTACGTTCCGCTACACGTTTAGATAAGAAAGGCCCGATGGCCATCTCTATGTGCCCCTTTTCTATACCAATAACTCCTGGTCGCCACTGCTCATAAAAATCTAGGATCTTTTCGACTAACTCAAAACCGTCGTACCTGCCGCGGATGACATCGACCACGAACATGTTGTCGTACTCGTCAATGCCAACGGTCATACCTACGGAGTAGTCATTCCGATCTCTCTGCCCAATCGCCAAATCCCAAGCGGTATAATATCGAAGTCTATCATAGTCTAAGTCGGGTGGGTCATAATATTGAATCATGTCTCGAGTAAAATAGTCTCCCTCATCTGACACTGGGTTCTGTTGGTACAGAGCCGTCCAGTCTCTGGGCCCAATCGCTTTTTGTATTTTTTCTAAAGAGTCTATGGTGTAACGTTCGGGGTGCAGCGGGTCGCCTTCTTTTCTAAACTCTTCGTCTTCTTCAGCTAACGCAGGGTACTTAACGACTTCCCAATCATCGGCGCCGTTTTCACTGGCCATTAACAGTCTGCCCGCTAAATCATCGTCATGCCACCTAGTTAAAATAACTAAGATGCCGCCACCCGGTGCTAGACGCGTATAGGCTGTCGAGGTATACCAGTCCCAGGTCGCTTCGCGGTTGTTCTCAGATTCTGCGTCCTCTCTGTTTTTTATGGGGTCATCAATTAATAATATGTGTGCACCTTTACCAGTGATACCACCACCGACACCAGCTGCAACATACCCACCGGCCTGGGTCGTTTGCCAAGACTCCACTGACTGAGAATCTTTGTCTAGTCTTGTATCTTCAAATATTTTTTTATAGCTCGGCTCTCTTAAAACTTGTCGAACTTTTCTTGAGAAACTCATAGCCAAAGATCCAGAGTAAGAACAACTTATAAACTCATGGTCTGGGTTGCGCCCGAGATGCCAAGCAGGAAAAGCAATACTAGCTAAGGTAGACTTACCGTGTCGAGGTGGCATGAACAACATTAATCGAGGGGATTTTTTATTGGCTACATCTTGACTAAATTTTTCTAGTCTTTTGCATATATCTTTGTGCACCCAACCTGCTAAATAGTCTGGATTAAACTTTTCTACAAAAGGTAACATGCGTTTTCGTGCCAGTATTCTCTTCGCGAGCTCTTGTTCTGCACGTAATTGTGCTGTATGGGCTGCTTTTTGTTCTTTTTGCTCTTTTTTGGGTTGCGGAAGTTGTTCTGCCTCGTCGGCAGCACAATACACGCATAAACCTTTAGGTAATACGAGATTTTCTGCTAAAAGCTTCTTACACTTATAGCATTCTAGCTTCGGAAGGCTTGTCACACTTAATAATTGTAAGTTTTCTTCTTTTTAGCAGTTTTTTTCTTCTTCATAGCCGGTTTTTTAGCTTTTTTTACCGACTTTCTAGGGTATCCTTTACCATATCCCATTTTTATTCTCCTTTTTTAACATTTCCAACGTCTTCTGGCTTGTCTTAGCCTAGAATTTGGGTTTTTAGCTGCTTTTGGGAACTTTTTCATCTGTCCTGCACTTCTAGCGCAATAAGATTTACGTCTTTTAGCTGCTTTTGATCCTTTTTTAACTTTTCCTGTTACCGCTGTCTTTAATTTTGACCCTGGGTTCTTCCTTCTGTAGGCTGCTACGCCTGCTCTAGTCATTCCGGCGCCTTTTTTAGTTGGCCTAAAGTTCTTTTTGTTCCGCTTAGGCATCTTATCTCTTTTTCTTGGCACGGGTCCTCCTTTTTACTGCGGGTTTTCTCTTTCTAACTATAGTTTTTACGTTGCGTGGTTTTCCGCCTGGATTCCCCGCTGCACGTTTTCTTCTAACTGCGCTTTTACGTTGGGCTGCAGTCATAGATCTAGCTTTTGACCGTGGTACGCATTTCGGGTATTTACGTTTTCCTTTCTTTTTTGCAGACTTACGTCCGCAGGCTTGGAACTTACC